ATATTCATGACACTTGACGTTGGTGTTTTTATAAATTACACTGATATCAAGTTGATTATTAATCTGATTCGAGTGAATCAAAATTAACTAATTAACCAATTAACTAATTAACTAATTAACTAATTAAAAAATTATGGCAGTAAATATTGCTCAATTAAAGAGTCGTTTGAACTCACTTTCAAACACAAACCAAAAATCAAATCTTATTTGGAAGCCGAAGCCTGGAAAACAGATAGTACGTATAGTTCCATATAAGTATGTTCCCGAAAACCCATTCATTGAACTTAAGTTCCATTATAATATTAATGGTAAAACGTATTTGAGTCCTGATAGTTTCGGTCGTCCCGATCCAATCGTTGAGTTTAGCAACCGTCTAAAGAAGACTGGTGATAAAGAAGATTGGAAGATGGGTCGAAAGATGGAGCCGAAGATTCGAACCTTTGTTCCTGTGATTGTGCGAGGCGAAGAACATGAAGGAGTTAAGTTCTGGGGATTTGGAATTCAAGTCTATCGAGAACTGATATCAATTATCACTGATCCAGATTTCGGTGATATTACGGACCTAACCAATGGTAGGGATATAGTGGTTGAATTCAAGACGGGCGATGAGTCTGGCAAGAGTTTTCCTGAAACCAGTATTCGTGTCAAACCAAATGTCACTTTGGCAATTGATCCAAAGAATACATCACTGTTGGAATCACTTAAATCTCAAGTTAATATCTTGGATTTATTTCCTGAGATGTCGTATGACGAACTCAAGGAAGTGATGGATAAGTGGTTGAATCCTGAAACTACTGATAACGCTGATCCATCAGTTACAGTTGATGATAGTGTCGATGCTGATCAAGGTGCAGAACCTACAAAGAACACAGTATCACCAACAGCTGCAAAAGCAAAGTCTGGTGGTAGCGATGATGTAACAAAAGCGTTTGACGATTTGTTTAACTCCTAACAAAAAATAAATTAAACCGGCATAGTTTTTATGCTATGCCGGTTTTCTATCTATACATACTATGGCAAAGAAAACTACTATATCGAGAGAATCAAATCAACGTGACGAATTAGTTGAATTGTTGGCAAATGAATTAAATAAAGCAAATAAAGATGGCGGAAAGATCGCCTACTTCTTGGATGAACAAGAAAACCCAGCTGAAATCAGTGACTGGATAAGTACTGGATCATCAATGTTAGATTTGGCTATTAGCAATAGACCACACGGCGGATTGCCTGTTGGAAAGATGGTTGAATTCAACGGATTGGAAGGCACAGGCAAAAGTTTGTTATCAGCACATATATGCGCTGAAACTCAAAGAAAGGGCGGAGTTGCTGTTGTTATCGACACCGAAAATGCCGCTGCACCTGAGTTTTGGAAAAGCTTAGGAGTAAATCTATCTAAATTGTTGTATGTTCAATGTGAAACTGTTGAAGACATCTTTGAGAAGATGGAACAAATGATTGCTATTGTTCGTAAAAGCAACAAAGATAGAATTCTTACATTGATTGTTGACAGTGTTGCGGCTGCAAGTACCAAAGCCGAATTAGAAAGTGATCATGGTAAAGACGGATTTGCAACAGGCAAGTCAATCATTATTAGTAAGGCTATGAGAAAGATTACCAATATGATTGGTAAACAGAAGGTTCTAACAATATTCACCAATCAATTGCGTCAAAATTTAAATGCCATGGCATTTGGTGACAAGTATGTGGTCAGTGGTGGAAAAGCGTTAGCTTATCATTGTAGCGTACGTGTTCGTTTGAACAACACAGGCAAACTCAAGAAGGGTGATGAAGTCATCGGCAATGAGTGTAAAGCTGTTGTTATTAAGAATAGAATGGGACCACCACAACGTGTTGCAAACTTTGATATATACTTTGATAGTGGTATCGCGGACTATTCTAGTTGGATTAAGATCCTAAAAGATAATAGTATTATTAAACAAGGCGGTGCGTATTACACGTACAAGAAAGAAGCTGGAGAAGAATGGAAGTTTCAGTCAAAAGATTTTGTATCTGCGATGACTAATGATGTTGCTCTTAAAGAAGAACTATATCTCAAAATCTGTAATGCTGTTATTATGAAGTATAAAGATCCAAACAGTCAAATTGTTGATGATGCCGTGGTAGACACAGAAGAAGAAACTGTAGAAAATCAAGAATAATGAGCGCATTTAGTTCTAACGAAAAGAAGAAACTATTTTCGTTATTTCAAGATGTAAAAGAGGATGTCAGAGAAGTTGGGTTACAAAAAAACTTAAACTCTGACATCCTTTTAGTGGACGGATTAAATTCTTATATAAGAAGTTTTATGGCTGTTCCATCTTTAAATGACGACGGAATACACACGGGCGGGATTGCTGGATTTCTAAAAACAGTAGGTTCTGCGATTAAATTGTTAAATCCCACCAGAGTAATAATTGTATTTGATGGAAAAGGCGGTTCACAAAAAAGGAGAAAAATCTATCCTCAATATAAAAATGGCAGAAAAACCGATATAAGATTAAATAGATCATATGAGGATTTATCAGGAAACGATATAGAGTCTCAAAACTTCAAACGTGAGTTAATTAGAACCATACAGTATTTGGATGTATTGCCTGTTACCGTTATGGCTATTGATCAAATTGAAGCTGATGACACAATTGCTTATTTAGCAAAACAATCTTTTAAAGACAGCAATGTAACTATAATGTCCACAGATAAAGATTTTTTGCAATTGTCAAGTGATAATATCAATATATGGAGTCCGACAAAGAAAAAGATATATGGATGTAAAGAGATAGTAGACGAATATGGAATTACATGTAAAAATTTCATATATTACAGAATAATGGAGGGTGATGTGAGTGATAATATACCTGGACTTGAAGGTGTTGGATTAAAACGTGTTATACAGGCATTTCCATTTTTAGGTGAGGAATCACAAACTACATTACAAGAAATCTATAATTACAGTGAAAACAATAAATCTAAATATAAAATTTACGAACGGGTATTGGACAATAAAATGTTGCTTGAGAGAAATTATGAATTGATGCAATTGCACGATACACAGATTCAAACATTTACGCAACTTAGAATTGAAGAAATAGTAAATAAACCAATTCCTACAATTGATAAAGTTAGTTTTATAAAGTTAATAACTGAGGATAAAATGTGGAGTAATATTCCTAATTACTACGGATGGTTACAAGATACGTTTGGAAAATTAAATTCGTTTGTGCGATAATTGAAATAGTCTATAAGAAGTTGTGAATAACAAAGTTACGGGTATAATATTTAATATATGGAAAAAACTAAACAAATAGTCGATAATCTAAAAAAGTATGGGTTTGAATATCAAGTTAAGTGTATATCATGTCTACTCTCCGACAGAAGTTTTATGGAGAGAATACAAGATATTGTTGAGGCAGATTTTTTTGAAAGTGATGCTCAAAAGTGGATCTTAAAAGAAAGTGTAAGTTATTTCAATGAATATAAGGATCTTCCAACTTTAACAGTATTTAAAGTTAAAGTAGATACTGTTGAAAACGAAGTACTTAAGAAGTCGATTGTTGACAGTCTAAAATTGGTTTATCAGAAGTTGAATGACAGCGATCTAAAATTTATCAAGGATGAATTTTTGGAATTTTGCAAAAATCAAAAATTAAAAAACGCTATTTTTGAAAGCGCAGATTTGCTTGAAGCCGGTCAATACGATAAAATCAAAATGGTGGTTGACGCTGCTATGAAAGCAGGTATGGAAAGAAATATAGGACATGCATATGAAGTAGAAATTGAAAAACGAATGAGTGTCATGTCTCGTAATACCACAAAAACTAACTGGATTGAGATTGATACCATTATGGATGGTGGTCTTGGACCTGGCGAGTTGGGTATTGTTGTTGCTCCTGCTGGAATTGGTAAGTCATGGGTATTGGCCAAATTGGGATCGGAGGCAATGAAACAGGGTAAAAATGTATTACATTTCACGTTGGAGTTGAACGAGAATTATGTAGGACTTAGATATGATAGTTGTTTTACAGGAATTGACTTTCAGAATATTAGAAACAACGTTGATATTGTTAAACAAAAAATTTCTGAGATACCGGGAAAATTGGTAATCAAGTATTTTCCATTAAAAACGGTATCAGCACATAGTCTAAAAGCTCACACTGAAAGACTTGCTGTTTTAGGAACCAAAATTGACATGATTGTTGTTGACTATGCTGATATTTTGCGACCTGTACATAGTGATCGTAATAGTAATAGTTACAGTGAAGCTGGTGGTATATATGAAGAATTAAGAAGCATTGCTGGTGAACTTCAAATTCCAATTTGGAGTGCGAGTCAAGCAAATAGATCGGCTGCTGATGAAGATATTGTTATGGCACATCACGCTGCTGATAGTTATCGTAAGATTATGACAGCAGACTTTGTAATGAGTGTCTCACGTAAAACTAATGATAAAGTTAGTAACACGGCTCGGTTTCATATCATTAAAAATCGATTTGGTCCAGATGGATTGACATTCCCAAGTAGAATGAATGCTGGATGTGGTCAGATTGATATATTCTCTGAAAATAGTCGTGAGGGTGTTGACATTTTAAGTGAGATGATGGATGGAGAAAATCAAGTCAAAAATGCTCTTAAAAATAAATGGAATGCACATAGCAACGATGATGACGAATAATTCATAGTCTATTATATTCTAAAAATAGAAAATTAATTTAACAAAATTATTGGCTATACTGTACAGTTTAAATTTATAAATGATAGTTATTTTTTACCAAATGAAAGGAAATATATATGAGTAATGTTTTAAGCAAAGAATTCGTAAAAAAGTATGAAAACAAACAACCAAATTGGGGATTTAATGGACTAGGATATATTGTCTATAAAAGAACGTATGCTAGATTAAAAGAAGATGGAAATACAGAGGAATGGTATGAAACGGTAGAACGTTGTATAAATGGTGCACAAAAAATAGGAGCACAATATACAAATGAAGAAGCCGAACGATTGTATGATTATATTTTTAATTTAAAGTGTAATTTTGCCGGTAGAATGTTGTGGCAATTAGGTACAAACACAGTGGATAGATTTGGGGCTAATAGTTTGTTAAATTGTTGGTTTACAAGTATTAAAGAACCCAAGGCATTTTTGTTTTTATTTGAAAACTTAATGTTGGGAGGCGGCGTAGGATATAGTATTCGACGTGAGGATGTGCATGAATTACCTAGAATTAAAAAAGATGTGAAGATATCACATCTAGCAACCAAAGATGCGGATTTTATCGTGCCTGATACAAGAGAGGGATGGGTAAAATTATTAGGATATGTACTTGATGCCTTTTATGTAAAAGGAAAGAGTTTTACGTATAGTACTATCTTAGTACGTGGTGCTGGTGAGAAAATTAACGGATTTGGTGGTAAAGCTAGTGGTCCATCAATATTAGTTGATGGAATTGAAAAGATATCAAAGATTTTCCAGAGTCGAGAATCAAAAAAACTCAGAAGTATAGATGTTCTAGATATTTGTAATATCATAGGAAGCATTGTTGTTGCTGGTAATGTTCGACGAAGTGCTGAAATTGCTTTGGGTGATCCTGATGATATTCTGTACTTGAGAGCAAAAAATTGGAGTACAGGCAATGTGCCAAATTGGAGAGCTATGAGTAATAATACTCTTTATGTTGATGATTATAGTCATTTGATCGATGAATTTTGGAATAATGGTTATGAAATAAACAAAGAAACCGGTTTCGCCAATGGTGAACCGTATGGATTCTTTAATTTGCCACTTAGTCAAAAATATGGACGATTGAAGGATGGTCCTCTTAAGGATAGTAAATTATATCCAACTGATATTGATAATGTCATTGGAACAAATCCATGTGGTGAAATCAGTTTGAGTGATTATGAATGTTGTAACCTTTCTGAGCTTTATTTAAATAATATTGAGTCACAAGAAGAATTGAATGATTGTGCTAAGTTGCTTTATAAGACTCAAAAGGCTATTGCAGCACTTCCATTTATTCACGAAGAAACCAATAAGATTGTTCATAAGAACATGAGACTTGGTTTGGGTGTTACTGGTATTTGTCAATCACTTGATAAGATACCTTGGTTGGATAAGTGTTATGTTGAACTTCGTAAGTTTGATAAGAGTTGGAGTAAGGAACGAGGATGGCCTGAAAGTATCAAGTTGACTACTGTTAAGCCAAGTGGCACATTAAGCTTGCTTGGTGGTGCTACACCGGGTGTTCATCCAGCATATAGTAAGTATTATATGCGCACTGTGCGTATGAGTAGTAGTGATAAACTTGTACAAATTTGTAAAGAATTGGGGTATCACACAGAATTTTTATTAAATTTTGATGGTACTGAAAATCGGGACACTATAGTTGTCTATTTCCCATGTGAAACCCCGGATGGTGCTATTTTGGCAGATAATATGGGTGTTTTAAAACAACTGGATATGGTCAAAGAACTTCAGAAGGTTTGGAGTGATAACGCTGTAAGTGTTACCGCTTATTATGATCCTTCGGAATTGCCTGAGTTAAAGTCTTGGTTGAAAGACAATTATAAACAAAACATTAAGAGTGTCAGTTTCTTACTTCGTCAAAAACATGGATTTAAACAAGCTCCTTATCAAGAAATAGATAAAGAAACCTATTTAAAAGCCAAAGAAAAGGTCAAATCTAATAAAAACATTGAAATCGGATTAAGTAGTGAATTATTATCTGGTATTGAGTGTGAGGGTGGTGTGTGTCCTGTTAGATAATACTAATTAATTAATAAAGTCAATTAAATCCGCCAAATACTGGCGGATTTTTTGTTATATAGAAGATTTAGATGATTATGACAAAAACAATATATATTTATTGAAGAATACTATTTATAT